CTTGTAACGAAACTGAAGAAGCAAATTGCTTTATTTTATTTCTTAACGTATCAATGTTACCTTCCTCTGAACCATTGATTAAAATAAAGTCGCAGCCGAGCTCTGTACATAGAGCTCGGGCTACTGTGGTTTTACCTAGGCCTGCCGTACCGGTAAGTAACATATTAGGGAGTTCACCGCTTTCGACAATTTTAAGGAAGGTTTCTTTTAAGCCTTTAGGTAAAACAATCTCTTCAATTGTTTTTGGCCTGTATTTTTCAACCCATAGAAACTGTTCGGACATTATTTCTTTTCTTCTGGTTTCTGTGTACTGTTATCTTTCATTGCATCCTCCTGCTGGATAGCTTCACTTATTTGAATGATTTGAATACACTGGTCTCTTAGGCCACCGATGGTTGAAAGCTCTTCGCCTTTAAAACCACCTCTTTGAGTTACAGCATCAATTACTGCTACTGTACTTCTACTTGCTTTGTTAGCAAGATCTTTTAACTGAGTTATATTATCTGACATGTCATGCTCCATATGTTGAAGATTTTTCTAGAGCAATCCAGTACTTCACATTTTCCATACTAAATTGCGTTACGAGTTTAGAAGATATTTCTACGTCATAATCACCCGGAAGTAATTTTAAGTTAGATATATCTATTATAAAATTAAAAACAGCGTCCTGTTTAAACTCACCATCTATATCAATAGAGAAAGCGTTTGACGTTGCATTTTGATTTTCGATCACTGACAAACTTAACACACCGTCTTTTGCTGTTATTGATAATTCTTTATGACCAAGAGTTGATGCAGCTTTTTTTAACTTGTTAAGCGTATCGTTATCAAGTTTAAACTTAACATCAGCTTCTGGCATTATAATATCTTTTGCTGGTGACGTTAATGTTTCTGGTGCTGAGTAAAAATATTTTACGCTTGACCTACCACTTTCATCTGATACTGTTACGTAATCATCTTGAAAGTTAAGTGTTGGTCCTTGCACCAGACCCATAACGCCAATAAATTCATTTAAGTCGTATATTCCAATATCTTTTGGAAATGATTCAGCAATAGTTGCAGTAGCCACAACAGCACGCGCCTCACTTATAGTCTTAAGTGTGTTGCCTTCTTTGATAAGCATGTTCTGATTTATTGCTGAGAAGTTTCGAAGTATATCGAGTGTAGTATCACTTAGTTGCATAATAAACCTTCCTTTTCAATTATTATTATATAATACACTATTTTTAACTGAATGTACACAGTTATATTTTTATTTAAGAGTAATTTCTTTAAAATTATTTTCTCTATCTAAAAACTTATATTCAATATTTACAGTTTTTAATTCGTCTTTAATTAAGTTTATAATCTTATTTGGATTCATTTCAGTACAAGAATAAACATCTAACTGCACTAAAGCTGGTTTAACTTCATCCCATATATGCATGGCAACATGACTTGTTTCTATTATTGCAAAAGCTGTAACGCCTCTATTGCCTTTCATGTTACAGTATCTCGCAACAGGACCAAACATTATTTTCATATTAATACTTGAAATAAGTTTCTCCAAAAAAACTGTAGCTTTCTTTTCAGTAATTATTGGTTTATCTACTTCAGCTTTTATTAATAAATGTTTGTGTACTAGTATCATGCTTTAATTTTAGAAAAGTTTCTTTCCTTTGCAAATTCTATTTTAGATTCAAACTTACCATCTAATATATCACCTTTATGAGATATAATAAAAGTATTACTGTCTTTATCTAAAGTATAAAGTATCTTTAACAAGTTTTCAATACCATCATGATCGAGTGATGAATCAAAGGTTTCATCTAATAATAGTAAGTTAGTAGCCACAGAGTTTTTCATCTTTGCTATCTGTCTCCAAGTAAATAGTAAAGATAAATCAATTCTTTGTTTTTCTCCTTCACTAAAAGAATCATAAGTAAAATCATCTCTGTGTCTTGATCTTATTGTTTCATTAAACTCTTCATCTAAATTAAACGATACGAAAAAATCGAGTACCTGTAAATATTGATTAACAAGTTTATTAATTACTGGCAGGTATTGTTTTATAATTTTTGTTTTAATACCAGTATCTCTTAGCATTTCTGCTATCACACCATTGTAGCTGTGTTGTTCGTTTACTTTTAATTTTTCTTCAAACAATGATTCTTTATCACTGTTCATTTTTTCTAAATCTTTTCTGGCACCAGTTAAATCTGCTGCAACTTCACTTTCTAAATATTTTTGTAACTCATCATTACTACTATTCAATGATACTATCTCTCTGTTGTTTGCATTCATAGTATCAGTTTTTTCTCTTATATCTTTTATAATCTTTTCTAGGTTTGATATCTTTCTATCAATTACTGTACCGTTACTTTCAACCATAGTTAAAGTTGATTGTACCTGATACGCTTCATTCTTAGTATCAAATATAAGTTTATCTTTATTTTCAATAGTTTGATCACATGTAGGACACACATCATTCTTTTCTAGAAACATACCACGTTTAGCAATACCTTTCATTTCTTGTTTTACTTGTGCTATGTGTGCAATAACGTTATTCTTTTCTTCTTGTAAACTTTTTAGTTCATCTGTTGCAGTGCTGTTTTCAAGCTCTTTACTTATATTATTGTTCTCGTCTTGTAGCTTCTTTATTTTTTCTTTACCTTTTTTAATTTGTTTTTCATACTTACTTTTATTTTCTTCAGTAACAGCTGCGATGTCTCTTATATATTTTGTTTGTTGTTCTATTTTATTTTTAACTATATTCGTTTCATTATTAATTCTGCTTATATTTTCTTTTAGTACAGAGTTTCTCTCTCTTAATATCATATTCATTTTAGAAAAGATATTAATGTCCAGAAGATCCTCGATAACATTCCTACGATTACCAGCATTTAGTTGCATAAAAGGTATGAATGACGAACTACCTAGCACAACGACTTGATGGAAACTCTTGTGGTTGAGTTTCAGAATGTTTTGTTCGAGAATCTTCTGGTATTCCATGGCGTGTGACGATTGATTAATCATTCTACCGTCTTTCCATATCTCGAATATATTTGGTCTTATACCTCTTAGTATTCTAAAGTTTGCTTTACCAATGCTAAACACTACTTCAACGACTGCTTGTTTTTGATTTATAGAGTTTACAAGTTGGCCTTTACTAATCTTACGATGTGGTTTACCAAACAATGCAAACGATATGGCATCAAGCATAGTAGATTTACCAGCACCGTTATGACCAACAACAAGTGTTGATTTACTTTTGTTTAAAGGAATCTCTGTAAAATAATTACCGGACGATAAAAAGTTTTTATATTTAATAGATTTAAAAATTATCATGCTATCTCAAGTGCCTGTGCTTCAGTCATAAGTTCTCTCATTTGAACTTTTATTTTATCTTTATCTAAGTCTGTATCAACAGCTTCAATATATGAATCAACTATTTCTGTTGTATCTTCAAAATTCATATCTTCATCTTCAACGTTTGCACCCATAAACTCATTAAAGTTTTCTGCAATCTTCAATTCGTATATGTCTTGGTTTTGTATACGATCAATGAATCTATCAAAGGTAAAGGGATCAGTTTTTTCTGCAACTACAACCTTTACAAATTTTTTGGATAAATTTTTATTATAATTATTATAATCCATTTCTTTATCATTGTACACAACTTTTTCAAATAATGTGTAATTATTTCTTATTTTTTCTATCTGTCTTGTTTCGGTATCAAGTATATGAAAGTACTTAGGATCATGCGCATCAGACCAAAAGAATTCCATAGGATTACCAAGGTACCAAATGTTATCTCTTCTAGAAGAAGTATGATAGTGACCTGATAATACTTGTTCAAACTTTGAGAATATTTTTGCATCCATACCGTGAGGTGCTAATATGCCTCTACCTATTTCAAAGTTTGCTAATTCTAAATGAGCACCAAGCCAATCTGCTTTACAATCTTTTATAAAGTTCATCGACTGTTCATAATTATCTGCACATATCCATGGTAATAAGCCAATACTTAATGAACCATACTTCATAACAGCAGGTTCCATAATGATATGAACTTCATTCATATAGTGGCCTAAGCATTCTTTTAATGCGTTAAGTTCATTTGTATTTTTATAATACGTATCATGATTTCCTGGAATTATATCCATCATCATGTTTCTTTTTCGCAACTGATCTAGGAATACTCTACGATTTTGATTTAACGCTTTAAAATTTACAAACTTACGATGATCATAGTAATCACCAAGATGTAATATTTGTTTTACGTTTCTCTTATCGCATTCCGGAAAAAATATATTTGTATAAAAATCTTCTGCATTATCTAAAAATACTTCAGAAGAGTTTCTAATACCACAATGTGTATCACATAATATTGCTATCTTCATTGCATAAACTCACTTAAATCTGAATCCGCTATTTTTGTTTTTCTTTTCTTTCGTTCTTTTTTAACTATTTCTTTCATTTCGTTATCTGTGTTTCTTACTCTTTGTATTCTATCTCTTAATGTATCAACAAAGAAGTTAGCTTGATTGGCACCAACTGCTTCCTCACCAACGTCAATAAAACTTTCAGCACCAGATTTTGTAAGGTATTTAAGTTTTATCTCTTGTTGTTTCTTTTCTTTTGTTATCCTACGTAAGAATGCGTACCAAGTTATTTGTGTAAAGTACGCAAACGCGTTTGGTTTACCGGTTCTTGTTGCAGCTTCTAAGTTATAGTTACCTATCGCTTTCAAACAGTTTTCTACAGCATCCATTACCATTTCTTCTCTGTAAGTATATCTTATAAAGTTTGCTTTATGCGATAAACCTTCAGCAATTCTTAAAAAACATTGTGCTATATAGTCCGGAACTTTTGGTATATCTGTATCTTTTTTTCTTGCTTCTTCTACTTTTTCTACGTAACTGACAACAGCCGTAGAGAAATCAGAGTTATTCACATAATGAATACTTTTTTTACGTGCCATTTTTCCAC